AGAGATAACAGCTTTTGTAAGTTTTGTTTTTCTTTAGGTACTCTTAAGTCCCCATTCATAAACATAATATGCCCCATTGTTGCTTCTCCCTTTTGGTCTTCTTTAAACGGAGAATCGTGGTTGGTTGCATATCTAATTTCTTTTTGCTTACCTGTTTTAGGATCAAAATAAAGTAAAGCGTGCTTTCGCGTATGCTTACCTGGTATTGTTAAAGTTAAAGGAGTATGCCTACCTGTTAAGTAATATATCCTATCTTTAATTTCCCACTCTGGTTTAGCTGGTTCCAGTTCTTCTTTAACTGGTGTAACCTTTTTTTCTATTGTTTCAGTTGGTGCAACTACTTGCTCTACAACTTCTACTTCTTTTGTAGCTTTCTTAGCTACTGGTTTTTTATTTGCCATAATATAATATAATTTAATAGTTTAAGAGTAATAATTACCCCCGTTGATATAACGAGGGTAAGAATTACATAATTTGAATCCTTAGATTCCTCTGAATAATACAAAGTTGTTAGCAGCTTGAGTAATCAAACATCTTTCAGATAGGAAGTTTACTTCCATTGCATCAAGAGTTGAGTTACTTGCTCCACCAACAGATCCAGTTAACCAAGACTTCATTCTACGGTCATCAGTTTGAGAAGCTCTATATCGTACGTGACAGAATGGACGTCTGATATTTGTTCCTAATACTTGATCGTAAACAGTTGAAGTTCCAGCTGGCACTAATACACCTTCGATTGAATTAACTCCGTTGATTGCTCCACGAGTAGATGCATCATTTAAGTATTTCCAATCTGTTTTGTAAAAGTCATAAGATCCTCTACGGAATCCAGTGAATCCTAAGTTTAAAGCCATTTCAGAAGAGTTCTCGAATAAACCGTAAGCGGTTCCTCCTTGTGCTCCTCCAGAAATTGCAGCTAGCATATCATCAAAGTCTAGAGAAGTTTGACGTTGTAAGAACAACATGTTTTCTTCAATAGCTCCCTGAGTATCAAGGTTCTTAAGAATGTTATCAAATTCAGTTAATCCGTTAGCAGCAGTGAATCCAGTTTCTACGTTTCCTCTTGATTGGATCGCAGCAAACATACCTTCTGTTCCTGGTTGTGTTAATGGATTTAAAGCAGATGCATTTAATTCTCCTTCTACCATTGCCATTTCTAAGTAATCTTCAAAACGTAAACGTGTTTCAGACTCAGCTTTTAGGTACCATAGGTATCCATCAGTTCCGTCTTCAGTTGCTACATTCACCCATCCGATCTGCGCAGTATCTGATCCAGATACAACATACTGATCTCTAATGATAATTGGTGAGTTTGAAAATTGCGTTAGTACAGGGTCTATACTGTTTCTCACAGCAGAGTTACCTGCTCCAACAGCAGCAATAGTTGTTCCTTTAGAATAATCAGATCCGTAAACGAATACTTTTAATCCTGTCGCAGCAAAGCCTTGAGTAGTTAAAGTAGTACCCGCAAAAGGTTGAATAGTAATTGTTCCAGCTGCACCTAGTACAGAGGCTGTAACAATACCTTTAGCTTCTAATCCAGTAGCTGGATCTAAAACAACAACCGTGTCATTTACAGAAATTACATTTTGTACTCCTGCAACTGCTCCCGGATTTACCGTGATAACAGATAATGTTCCCGCACCATTTGCTTGAGACACTCCTGCATAAGAAATATGTAAACGGTTTTGTTCAGACCAAATAACTTGATCGGATGTCATTGGCATTTCAGCACCAACCATTTTTAAAAATCCAGATAACGTTCTGTTTCCATAACGTTCTACTTCTGCTTCGTAGATTTCTGGTAAATACTGCTGCGCAAAGTCAGCGAAATTGTTAGGAACTCCGGCTCCTCCGCCATTGTTGTTCCATTGTAGGTAATTTGTCGCAAGTAGTTGCGGCGTTTGTGATGGGACTAAACTCCCAAACTGTGGTAATAAACTCATAATTATTAGTTGTTAAACTTTTTAATTTTTAATTTTGATGAGTCCGCTCCAGAAACTGATTTCACTTTGTATGCTCCAAACTTGGCTCCGTCCATTGGCGCAGCTTTTCTTGCTCCACTTGATGTATTATTAGATTTGTTTACAACATCTCTAATAGCATCGGCTTTACCTTGCTCGTAAAAGTGATTTGCCATTTTATCGGCATTTGCACCTGCATACAATGCTTTGTGATACCCTGCAGTATCCTCAATCGTACCATCTTTTCCAAGGAACTTTCCTATAAAATTACTGATGTCTGATTGTTTTTCTGCTACCTGTGATGGGTTTTGTACGCCATATCTAAATTTTTTATCACCCAATGTAAAATCGAAACCTTCGAAATTTTCATTAAGTAATTCATTAGTCTTGGCTTTAAACTTATCGTGGTTAGCGACGTTTCTTTCCTGGTCCTCTTTATATCGATTAAAAAAGTCCGATGCTTTAGCTTGGTCCTCAGTAAGTGTTGGCGAATTCAACTTGATTTCGTCGTAGTACTTATCCTTGGTCTCATTTAAAAACGTGCGGGCTTTTGCAACCTCTTCTTTATATGCGAGTTTTTTTCTACGGATATCTCGCTCCTCGTCTAGGTCTTCGTCAAATGCAAAGTTGTCCTCGATCATAAACTCGATTTCTTCTGCACTTAAGTGGGACTTAGTGTTTTTGTAATATTCTTTTACTAATACGTCGCGATCTACATCGTCGTAATTAGTATTTAGTCTTAAGTAATCTTGCATGGTTCCCCCGGTCTCACGCATAAAATCAACTAACTTTGTAATGTTTTCAGGCAACTCAGGTTGCGCTATAGCTGGCTTTACTTCTTCTTTTGGCTTACTTTCTTCGGTAACTTCTGTGATGACTTGCTCGGGTACTTCTCCGACCATCGTTGGGCTATCTCCGGCTGATTCATCCACATCCACTTCTTCTGTGCTTGGCTTTTGAACGGCATCTTTTTCTTCTTTAGGTATTACTACTCTAGTTACATTACTTGGAATGTCTATCAGTGGCTCTTTGTTCCTGGCCGCTATTTGCTCCTCAGTAAGCTTTGGTTTTGTTTGGATCTTAAAAGATCCTTCTGTTTTTACTTCACTCATGATATGATATTATATAATTATTAAATAGGTACTTATTGCGGGTTGAATTGAGATAGATCAAATCCGCCTAGGTTATCATTGCCGGCAGACTCAAAGTCTTTTGGTAATCCCTGCGTTTGCCTTTGCTCTATTAGCTGGCTTTGTTGCGATCCCTCCTTTTCAATTCTTTTATCTTTGCGATCTTCTATTTGTGCGTCTTTAGCTTTTATTTCTTGAGCTTTCATTTGTGCAAGTTTCAGATTATATTGAAACTCTGTTGCCATTAACTCTTTTTTAATCTGCGCTTCGGTTTGCATTCTTTGCATTTCAAAGTTTGATTTAGCTTGTTCTATCGCAACTTTTTCAGCCGTTAACGCTTGTTGCTTTTGTACTTCAGCCATTGCGGCTTTCTCCGCGGACTCGGCGTTTGCCTGTGCTTGTGCTTGAATATTTTGCTGAACTAAAGCCTGCTCTCTTTCTTTTTTCTTTTTACGCTTAAGCTTTAGCAATTCGTTAGCTAACTTTAAGTTTTTAATCTGACTAATATCAATTGAATCCTCAATATCAATTTCTTTAGTTTGTAAAGCTATTTGAATATTCTTTTGCAATTCCGCTCTTTCTTCGTCGTCTGGTTCCATTTCTAAAAATATACCAAAGTCATGAAGGTTAAGATTTTCAATTTCCTTTAGTGTTTCTACATTGAAAGTAGATATACTATTCATTAAAGAGTTTTTAGTAAGAGGGAAATTTAGTACATCATTTATTTTAAGCGATATGTTTTCGCAAGTGCTTAATGCTAATTGTATGCTAGCGTCTTGTATATGTTTTGTAGCCGTGTTAGACGTGTTTGCTGCCATTTTTTGTAGTCCTACTAAAGCGTTAGCGTCTGGCATACTACCGTCCCTGGCTTCATTTAATCCAGTTACGTCTCTAATCATCTGCATATTATAGTTGTATGCAGTAATTAAAGATTGTATTTTAGATATACCAGAAGAACTTGATAGTTCCTGTATAGGAACCTTGCCTCTGTTCATATCCCCGTCCTGTGTCATGGATCTACCAATAACGGAACCTGTTTGGAAGTACATGTTTAATGCTTCCGCTGGATTGTAATTTGTACCGTTACCTAAATCAACCTCAGCTAATCCATCAACATCTAAGAATATTCCGTCAGGAACCATTCTAGACAACACCTGCTGTATTTTTAAATGCGTTAGCTGTATCACATCGGCAAAACCTATACACTTGCTTATAAGCGACTGTATTACTCCTTTGTACATTCTGGGAGCAGCTATAGAGTAACTCATTTCAACTCTAGTTGTGTCAGCTAGTGGACGAGTCATATTTTCAGCCAACTTCCATTCTAGCATTATATCAGACCCAATAATTTTTGCCCCGCGATACAACACTTCAATTGATCTTGATACTCTTTCAAAATTATCATTTGCGGGAGGATTAAATTCACTAGTTTTTTCAATAGCTTTTTCTAATCCGTTATCTGTTTTCTTTATTTTAAATACTTGATCCGTGTAAGTCTTGTATTCAAAGTACATTACCTGAACGGTATTATAATCGTAGTTTTCAAAACCTCGTATCATTCTACGGTTACCTGGTGACTTTTGAATTCTTTCTAGCTCTTCGTCAGATATATGAGGAAATTCTTTTTTAAGCTCTGGTATAGTTATAGATTTAACTTCTCCTACATAATATATATCCCCAAAGTTAGGGTCCTCTGTATAAGACCACACGCAGTAAGCAGGATCTACATAGTCAATAACTATTCCTTCTGCGGGGTTAAACGATGTTTTAGTTATACCTATTCCAATGTTAACTAAATCCTGGTTTACTCTTGCTCTAATTAAATCAAATTCATTAGTAGCTAATACCGTATTTATAGCCTCCTCCTCTGCAATCTCTATAGCTGGTTTATACCTGAGCTGCATGTGCAAATCTCTTTCTTCCAAAGATTCTGGAAGTTCGCCGTTTGGTATTACGGATTTTTTAAATGATACCCCAACCATTTCAGAAGCCATTGCTTGCTCCTTCTGTGTATTCATGTCAAACAAAATGTTGCTTGCGTAATCCGTTCTTTTCTTTAAAGATTCAGGATCTTGCGAGTACGCTGTTATGTCGTATTGCTTTTGGGTAATACCGTTAGCTACAATGTTTGAAAACTTTGAAAGTATCGGTACTGGTTTCCAGTCTAAATTCAAATAAGATAGATCGCCATTGATAGCTAATTCATCTTTGTACTTCTGTACGCTTTGCTCTCCTCTAGCATATAGCCTAAGGTTATGAAAGTTATTCCAGTTTGATGCGTATCTATTTGAACCTGCTCCCCCGTAATTAAACCACTCTTGCTCAATAGCACGAGAAACCTGTAATCCGTATTCTAGCGTTGCTTTTTCAGCGTCGCTTACTACCTGATCAGGAAATGGACTATTAGTATTTGTACTTACATTCATTTATTGCATTATTTTTGAGGTGGTTCCTTTATTGTCGTATTTCTTAAACCCTAAAGAATATTTCTTTGTTGTTATAGCTCCCTTAGGACTATATCTATGTTTGTTGCATGCCATTAGTGCTAAGCCGGAGCTTATTGATGCATCATGCTTTGTTCTGTTGTTTATATCAAACTTGGCCCAGTCTTCTAATGTTCTTTGTAAATAAACATCACCGTACCCTTCTTTTGTTTGACCAACAAAGTCTTCTATATAAGTTTCAATTGCCGAAGCGTGTGCTTGTTTAATATCTTCACTTGAGTTAGGTATACCACCTACTTCTCGTTCTGACACAGATAACTTGTTGTAAGATCTATCTGGCCTATTGATACTAAAACCTCTGTATCCTCGACGCTTTAAGTA